CCCTCTGAAAAACAGATAGCACCGACTAAAACTGCTGAAGAAGAAGCAGAAAAGCTCTTGCAGGATAAGTTTGGCGTGTAAATTGAAAGGATGGCTCTTATGAGCGGTCTAGCATATAGTCAAATTGATGATGCTGTATTACTTACGCAGCAGACCCTCGTTAAACGGGGAGCTTTCGTTGACATGCAAACGGATCTACAGAATCATGTAGCAGTCCGTGAAATGTGGATGAAGCAGAAAAAGAAATTCGCAGGTGGTGATGTTTGGGAAACAGAGTTCCAGATGGACCACAATCATTCGGCAAAGCCTGTTGGCTTGTATGAGAATGATTCCTCGGCCTTCGGTGATACGATGGTCAAGAGCGAAGTGCCTGCACGTCATGTAAATGCTCATTACGTTTATGATCAGCGTGAGAAGGCGTTCCAGCGTGGCGGTACAGCTATTGTTGATTACGTCAAAACCAAGTTCACTGCAATGCAGGTGTCTTTGTGGGAGATGTTGGAAGATCAGCTTTGGGGCAAACCCGTTGATTCTACCGACCTTATCACACCATACGGAATTGCGTATTGGGTGACTCGTGCTGCAACAGTTGGTTTCAATGGTGGCAACCCCTCTGGCTTCACTGCCGGGCGTGGTGGCATCGACACCGGAACCTATGCTCGTTATGCAAACTATACCGGCCAATATGCTGATGTTAGCAAGACCGATCTGGTTCGTAAGATGCGTACAGCTGCGAAAAAGACGAAGTTTGTTTCGCCTACATCACATGCAAAACCTGACCTCGGCAAAATGGGTAATGGTATTTATGCAAATGAGGCAACTGTTTCGTTACTGGAAGAGGTCTTGGAAGCCAACAACATGAATCTTGGAAACGATCTTTCCGGAAGTCGTGTACTGTTTAAAGGCACTCCGATTACGTATGCTCCGTTCCTTGATAACGACAGCACCGATCCTATTTACATGCTGGATTGGACTACACTCGCTATTGGCGTTATGGCAGGTTGGGAACAGAACTTTACCGACCCGTATATGGTGCCGGACAAGCATCTTGTTAGGCGTGTCGATTTTGATGCGACTCTCAATATGATCTGTACCGATCCTCGGAAGCAGACCGTATTTTATAAATAATTGCTGATTGAGTTTTAAGCTGCAATACAAAAGAAAAGAAGGAAATTATGAATCAATCAACTAATGCTTATATTAGCAACTGCAATCCGATCCAAAGTACGGTTTGGTATGCAGGAACCGATGCTCTCCTTGAAGGTGAAGGAGTTTGCTACAACACAGATTACGGGACTGCTGCTTCAGTAGCAGGTAGCCGTGGAACTCGTGTTGAACGTCCTAGCAGAAGTAACAACAACGCTTTTGCTGGTGTCGCTGCTCGTAACTACTCTGCTAACAAAGGTGGCCAGTTCATTGAGATCAATGTTCCGGGTTCAACTGGAGTTAAGATTGCTCTTGGTGCAAACGTAGCTATTGACACCGGCATCCTGTCGTTTACGGCTGGAGCTGCTGGAAGTCATCGTGGACGTTTCGTTAAGGGTGGCTTTGCTGGTCGTGGTTCTGCGTATATTCGTCAGACCGTTGCCGCTGCTGTCATTGAATCTGATATGCTTGGTGCTGTCTGGTCTTTGGCTATTGATGGTATTACTCTTACGATGACAGCTACGGCTGGCCTCGCTGCGGGTGATACAGTTGTCATCTTGGCAGGTGAGAGCGAAGACGCAACAATCGCTGTTGTGCCTGGTAAGTACACCATTGCTTCAGTGACAGACGCAACTACAGTTGTCCTGACATCTACAGTAATGGCTTCTGTCTCTGCTGCTGCTGTTGGACTCACTGGGTATGCCTATACAGGCAATCCTACGTGTCAGGCCGATCTGATGACAGGTAAAGAGAGTGGTGGTACTGAGTTTATCGCCTTTATTGATGCAGGTGGAAGCACTCAGCTTCACATGCAGGGTGGCGTAACCTTCGTATGTGCCTGCACCATTGCAGCTGACGCTGAAGTAGAGCTGGCTGCTGGTCAGTTGTACGGTCAGCGTAAGGGTTTCTGGATTATCGGTACGGTGACTACAAGTCTCTTCATTGTTGACTTGGTTGAAGCTGGTATCAAGTTTGATGGTGCAGCTGCCCTAGCTGAGATTGGTTCCATGACCGCTATCAATGATGGCTGGTTCGGTACGTGGTATGGCGTGTGGCAGTCCAATATTGCCGCTGGTAATGCTGCTGAAGCGTAACCTATAAGTTAATTAAATACTTGTCGGGCAACCCCCGGCAAGTTTTAAGGAGAATGTCATGGCTGAAAAGAAAAAAGAGACTAAAGAAGTCACTGCTGAAAAGAAAAAAGAGACTAAAGAAGTCACTGCTGAAAAGAAAAAAGAGACTAAAGAAGTCACTGCTGGTCAGAAAAGACGTGCGATTGCTCGTGCAAAGCGTTATGCTGAACAGAAAAAGAAATAATTCATAGGGGTTTAACCGCCCCTGTAACAAAACAAAATAAAGGAATAATATGAAATACATTGGAGTAAAAATAGTAGAAGCAGTGCCTATGACAAGTGCTGAATTTAATGAGTATATTAAGCGTACACCACGTCCTGAAGACGTGACAGGTGATGGATACATGGTGACGTACCAACCTGATGGATACCAAGGATGGTGCCCGAAGGACGTGTTTGACAAAGCCAATCGTCCTTGTAATGCTATGCCCTTTGGTCATGCTATCGAAGCATTGAAGATGGGCAAACGTGTGTGTCGCAAGGGTTGGAATGGTAAGGGGATGTTCCTGTTTCTGCTTCCTGCTGGAGATGGTATTCCAACAACAGTTATTCACGATCCCGCCTTGCGTACTGTGATTGAATCAGAAGTCGGTGGTAACACATTTAATGCCCTTGGCTCAATCCGTATGTTCACCGCAGATAAGAAGGTTTTGACTGGCTGGCTGGCAAGTCAGACTGATATGCTCGCCGATGATTGGATGATTGTAGAATAAATTAACCCAGTAACTAACAAACCAAATAAAGGAAAATAGTATGGCTAAGAACCCAAAAACAGAGGATTCTATTCTCAACGAAGATCGTATTGATGATGTTGCTATTGATGCGTTCTCCCACATGGGCGCGACAACTCGTTTGTCGGATAACACCTTTGATATTTACAAGAAGTTCAAGCACAACTTTGATATGCTTCACCCTGGAGGCCGTTTATCTCCCGGTGACTTTGCAATTGTTAAAGCACTTGCAGATATGGCAGATGCTTCTCAGGCTGCTGCTGCTTCCCTTGCTGGAGAATAAATTATGTCAGAATCTACTCTTTCAATTAGCTATCCTGATCTTATGAAGGCAGTTCGTATCTATCTCGGGTATGATCCTGAGTCTTCAGAAGATGATGCCAAGGTTGATTCATTTGTGCAATCAGGTGTACGGAACTTTTATTATCCACATGCTGTTGACGGAGTAGATGCCTTTTTTGAATGGAGCTTCCTGAAGCCCCGGACCACCATACTGACTGTTGCTGACCAAGAAGACTATGACTTGCCAGATGATTGTGCAAGAGTCCTTGACCGCCTTTTCTTCGACTCAGACTATCACTACAGTCCAGTTCCTATCGTTTCCGTTGCAGAGATTCTTGACTGTAGGCAAAGCACCGAAACAACCGGCACCCCCCAATTAGCTGCTGTCCAATCCAAGACCTCCACAGGAAGCGATGGACAACGCCTTGAAATCCTGTTCTGGCCTATGCCTACAGGTGGCACGACCCTTCATTACCGATACGAAGCGTACCAAGGCAAGATAACGACTGCCTTGCCCTATCCTCTTGGTGGCATGAAGTACTCAGAGTTGGTGAAGAAGAGTTGCTTGGCCGTGGCAGAGCAGGAAGCCAATGACGAAATAGGAATTCATTCCCAGCAATTTGAACGTGCATTAGTCGCAGCGACCAAGAGAGATGCTTTATCAGAAGCCCATAGCTTCGGACAGATGGGTGATAAGAATAACAGTTTTGACGATTTTAGCAGGGCAACCAATGTGGTCAACTACAATGATGTGCCTATTTCATAAACACAAAAAAAAGGAGAGATATTATGTTGTATCGTACAGCAGAAGTCTTGAAAATAAGACCACCTGATCCGACCCTGAATGGTTATCTGTCGGCAAGTGGAGATACCGTCCCTACGAATGGCGACACAGGCTTTGCCACTGGCTGCCTGTTTAGTCACACAGATGGAACTACTGCCACAGCCCTTTATGTAAATGAAGGAACTGTTGCATCGTGTGCATTTGTAACTGCTACTGACCTAACTACTGCGGAAAGAACTCTTTTGAGTGCGACCGATGGAACGGCCGCTGCTTCTAAAGCCGTGATTCTTGATGCTTCTAAGGACATCGCTGGTTTGAATGATGTTGGCATAGGCGGGACACTGACTGTTGTCGGCGCTCCTGTGCTTACCGATGAATCAACTGCTGCTGCTGTTACTCTGACAATGACGAACGCTCCGACTGCTGCAACAACTGGGAAAGATGCCCCTAAGTATGTCACCATTAAGATTGGCGCAACTTCTTACGTCATCCCTGCATGGCCTCTAGCTTAAGGAATAATTATGTCCAGAGCCGTAACCAAAACGCTTTCATTTCCTGTTGCCGGAATCGCTCGTAGGAGTAATTATCGGAGGCAGGAACGTCCATACGCTACCCCCTACGCCTTGAACGTCAGGGGAGTTGGCTCATTGGAGCGTAGAGAGCGTGGCGGTTCACGCCCGGGACTGACTAAGTTCTGTTCAACTGACTTCGGAGCATCCATCACAGCAGTTGACTCAGTTACAGCTATTGACGCAGCTGGAGCAAGACAACGCTATATCGTTGTGGTAGCCGGCGGAGTCCTTTACTCAGTAAAGGGAGCTGTTGCTACCGAACTCGAAGCCGATCTTCTTTGGCCTGATGGTGAAGTAATGTGGTGGGATGATGGCGAAGCCGTTGTTTTTGACTCAACAGTGACCGATGCTAACCCGATCACTGACACCGGAGCCCATCATACAGCCGAACATGGTGGAAAGTTATACCTTGCTGATTCAACTCTCAGTGCATACGACCCAGTTGAAGGAGTGGTATCGACCATTTCAGGAGCACCAACTGGACTTTCTCTAATTTGCAGTTACAGGGATAGACTGATTTTATCCGGCACACACCTTTGGTATGCTTCCAGAGCCGGAGACTTTACTGATTGGGATACTGGTCAGACTATGGAAGATGCGAGTAGACCGATTGCGGGGTCCGTATCGTTTGCCGGAATCATAGGGCAACCAATAAAAGCTATCATTCCCTACCGCGATTACGCACTAATTTTTGCATGTGAGAACTCTCTTTGGGTTCTGATAGGAGATCCCGCCACCGGAACTTTGAAGAATCTCAGTTCTGAAGTTGGTATCATAGCTCCTAATGCGTGGGCTCTCTCTCCAAATGGGATACTGGCATTCCTATCGAATGATGGTATTTATGTGGGTGGAGTGACTGAATCCCCGACAAGATTTTCCGATGAAAAGGTTCCTAACTCACTCAGAGAAGTCGATGTCTCTGCAATTGATGTTGCTATGGAATACAGCATGAAAGAACGTGGATTCAACCTCTTTGCAGGAGCTGACAACTGTTGGTTCTTAGATGTCGAAAATAAGGCTATGTGGAAGGACTCCTACGACACGACTCATGTTCCTGTTGCTTCTGCCCTCACTGATGGTGGTGGCCTCAGACAAGTGATTCTTGGCTGTCCAGATGGGTACTTACGTAGCTACTCAGAGAGTTCCAAGACGGATGACAGCGTTGTTTTCCATAGCAAGGTGGTTTTTGGTCCATTTAGAATAGCACCGGATGATGTCAGATCAGCTATCTTAACCGAGATACACGGTATTATGGCAGACAACTCCGGGTCAGTGAAGTGGACAGTATTTTTAGGTGACAGTGCTGAAGCCGTAGCAGACCGTTCTGAATCAGATACGAAATCTGACTCAGGAGGGTTGTGGGTACGAGAGAACAACCATGTTTCCAGACCTCGTGTAAGAGGTGCATGGTGTTGTATCAGGCTCGATAGTATCAGCTTGTGGAGTTATGAATCTATTGCTATTGTAGCAAGGCAGTTAGGAAGGTTGAGGTAATATTATGGGCGTTAAAATCACAGAAGTAGCAGCCAAAGGAAGTGCCGATGGCACAGAGTTAGTTCCTGTATCGGATTCCTCTAATCCGAAAAGCGTCACTACTGAAAATATCAAGGACTATGTGGTGGACTCCATTGAAGCAATTGCTGCCAGTGGTTCTATTGACGGGACCGATAAACTATACTCTCTCCAAGGCGGTGTAATGAAGCCGGAGTTTGTCAGCGTCATTGCACAACATGTCATTGATCAGGTATGGGCTAAGGTAGCTGAACCAGCCCCTGACAGTGCTGATATTATCGCACTCAAAGATGGTGGAGCCACCGAGAAGACTCTTACCCTTGAGCTTCTTGCTGAATATGTACGTGCCACAATTGAGGGTTCTATCCTTAATCTGTCTGCCAACGTGACTGACTCTACTACCCCTGCCGATGCAGACAAGTTGTTGCTGACTGTCGGCTCTACCGGAAAGTACATTACCTATGCGAATTTGACCACTGCTATTTATTCTGCGTTCAATGATTATGTGATAGCACTGACTCCAGTAACTGCTGGTGCTGGTGCTGATATGATGTACGTTATTCAGGGTGGAGTAGAGAAAAGCATACTTTTATCTGATCTTCTAGCCTACATGGGAGGTGCAAACCCCGTTAATGGTCCGGCAACCACTACCGTTGATGCCCTTCTGCAATGGGCTGATACCGTAGGCACTGCAAAAGACGGTCCGACTGTTGGCACATCTATTGGAGCTGCCGGATCTGATTCTGTACTTGCCACCACCAAGGCAGTGCGTGATGCAATAGGAATCACTGTCGTTGACGATCTAACTGATATTGGTGCTGCAATTGTAGATGCAGATACGATTATAGTTGATGACGGAGGAGCTGGGACAGCCCGTAAATCTGTTGTTACCAGGCTTGTGACATATCTCCTGACAAAGATGACCGCAGACACACTAGCCGCAAATACCGATATTTCGACTAATAATGCGACTACATTACTTCATGGGCTGCTAAAGAAGCTGTCCGGCACCGCAACTCAGTTTATGGATGGAACTGGAGCATGGGATACCCCTGTTCTTGATGAACTCGCTGCCCCTTCTGACATTGTTACGCTAAACGCAAGTTCTTTAGCTCATGGGTTGCTCCCTAAGCTTTCAGGCGTTTCTACCGAGTTCCTTGATGGTTCTGGAGCATTTTCAACCCCTTCTTCCGATTTTTACGATACGCTATGGGTTCCTGCTGGAGCAATGACACCCTCTGTAACAGATGGAGCTGACCCGGAAACGAAGGAGTACGGAACCAACGACATGACGCATGACGCATTGTTATTTGATGGTGCCGCTCAGAACGAAAGCGCAGAGTTTAATATAGTGATGCCTGAGATATGGAATCTTGGGACAGTTAAGGCTAAAATGTACTGGTCAGCTCCCACTAGCGCAAGTGCTAATGATTGGGTAAGAATGTCTTTGGCAGGTGGTGCGTTCAGCAATAGCGATGCCCTTGATGCAGTTCTTGGAACCGCACAGAATATTGACGACCAAGCTATTACCATTGACGATCTACATATTTCGGCAGCGTCTTCAGCGATTACGATAGGAGGAACTCCTGCACTTGGAGATATGATTCATTTCAAGCTGACTCGTGATTATGATTACGCCTGTGACGGTGTAGCAATGGCTGAAGATTTAAGATTTATTGGCATTCTTATTCAGTTTCGTAAAACGGAGGTCGCTGTAACATGGTAATCTTTAACAGAAAACAGCACTTTGACCCAAAGGGGCAGATGGCTTATTTACACGGAACAGCTTTTGTAATACCTAAGTATTTTCCTTTAGGGTTAAAAAAAGCTTTTACTTTACAGTCTTCTACTATTATGACGTTGAATCTCGATAGTGCTGATTCAATTAAAGGCATTAGTTACGATGCTTCAGATTTGACATCTGTCGATCTTACAACGCTGTCAGTTGATGCCCCTTGTGCTGCAATTGTAGCAAACGGTCCTATGTTTATTTCAACAAATGGTACTTCTTTATATGTTCCTTATAACGGAACAGCAGGAAATGAAGGTCTTGTCAGGATATTGTTGTCGGCCCCTTATGATTTCACAAGCATGACCTATATTGGATTTGTCAACACCGTAACTATAAACGATCTTTTTACAGAGTGCGATAGTTTTGCCGTTTCAGAAGACGGCACAAAGGTTATGTGCTGCGTAAGTAATTCCACTATATTTTCTTTTAACCTTCTGACTCCGTGGTTACTTTCAACGGCTGATGTTACTTCTTATCAGACCTATGATGTCACTGATGCTTTAACTGAAGGCGAAACCTCATGCGTGTCTTCTAGTGGGTTGTATGTTTATATCGCGTATCTTCTTACTTCAGCCAGTACAACTCACATCCGAAGATTCGCACTAGCAACAGCCTTTGATACTTCCAGCTCAATTACTGTAACAGAGTCGCCTTCTTTGCCATCTGTAATTGACCATCCTTGGCCAGATCAAATAGCAGGAATGTATCTTAATGATTCAGGCAAAAGGATATTTTGCACCCTTTACTCTGCTGGCAACCCAGGGGCCGCAACCTCATATTATTCTACAATAGATCTTCCACGCCCCTTTGACATTACCTCTATTATTTATTAGGAGAATATTATGGCTGAATTACAACCGATGAACCCGTTGCTTTATATCAGGGACACAGATTCTTGGTACACATCCTCTATGTCGGTCAATTCATGGTATGAAGATGAAACAACAACTGTAACCGATCCTGAACAGCTTCCTTGGTTATATTTGCAGGGTTGGTCTCTGTCAAGTCAGGACAAGCCAGTTCTTGATAAAGAAACAGGAGCCACAACCTATAAGTTCAAACTTCGTAGGCGTATAATCAAGCCTGAGAAGGCACTGCAAAAGCTGATCAATTCACAGACCAGCGCTTATAACA